CTATTAGACAGCTTTATTGAGACTCTTCGTAGTTATAAACTTTGTGAATAAGCAACCCAGGGTACTTCACATTTGTTTCCAAATCTTCAAACTTCGTTTTGACATTTATTTTGACAATCTACGTATTCAATCAAAATCACTTTTGTAAACTATTATCATTCTCCTACTGCTACCATTTCTCCTCTTCTATTATATAAGCCCCCGTGCTTAGGACCTCCGTGTTCACATATAGAGCCTTCGTGCTTAGGATCTTCGTATCCACCTTCACCTCCTGAACCCCCGTGTTCTTCTGAACGTTTCTGTTCACAAACCTTAACCAAACTCTTTAAATATAAAACTCGTATTATTTTTGCTCTTTCAACATCTTACAAAATTTTATCCTCCCTTTACGATTATTTAATTTGACTCTCTTCTCCGACTCGCCTACATAAGGATTATGAGTTGTTTTTCTAAATTCCGTAATTTCCTCTCCCTTCCTCCCTACAACCCTACTCATCAATTTCCCCATCCTAAACGCAACATATTTGCTCGCCAAGATGCCTCCTATCAGTCTTTCCTCGCTGGTATCCAAACAGCCTCTTTTTGTGAGGATATTTCTCCTAATAAAGTTCCCCATCTTGCTAACCATCTTAATAATTTCTGTGTTGCCACCAATTGGGAAGACATTGACCTTGCTAAACAACTTAATCGCGTATATGCTGACCTTCCTTACGTCATTTCTCTCTGTTCTCCGAAGGACCCTCTTTCTGACCGTGTTACCGTTTATACTGACCTTTCTGCTTATCCTCGTTATATTGTTCTCCCCAGGTCCTCTCCGTACTTTGAAGCTCTTCAAGCTCTTTGCACCGACATTACTGCTTTCTACATTAGCTGTCCTTTTCCTACTTTCTCTTCTGACTGCGATCCTAAATCTGTTAAACATTCTAAAGCTTTGTATGCTCGTGCCCTCCTTACTAACCCTTGGGCTTTATCTTCCACTGACCATATTGATAACTATAACATTTTGGTTGCCTTATTTGACCACCTTGCTCTTCATTATAATCCAGACCTCAATCTTTCAAATTATGACTACTACGCTCAGTTTCTCAGTACACCTACATTCTCCTCTTTCCGTGCCACTCGCGAGAAACTTCGCTTAAAAATAAATGCTATTTGGCCTCAAACCGACGACAATAATATTTATAATTCCTCACCATCTTGGATTGACGAGCCTCTTCGTACTCCAACTGCTCCTCAATTTGATTACATTCCCCAACATCCATCTCCTGATTACAAGAGTGGTTATACTCCTCAACATATTAAAGATAATTCCGACATTGATCCTGAATTTATGGAACTTTATCACTCTGGAAATTCTTCTACTATCTATCCACCAACTGCTCCTATCCTTACTGCCCCTATAGAGTATCCCCGTTTTAATCCTTGGTCACATTCACCTTCTTCGGAACAACAACAACATACTCGTGATCGTATCTCTGAAATAGAACAAAATATTTTTGCTAAATTCCAATCCCCTGAATACACTGCTCAAGGTTTCAATCTCTTTAATACTAACATTAATGTTAAAGAGATTGAAGTGCCTGCTGTTACTACATTCCTACAACATCTTTCTTCTAAAGTTGAATCTATTTCTAATACTTTCTCTGCTTCTGTTGAAAAAGCTGAGGTCGCTAGATTTCTTATCTCTTTGATCTCTAAACTTGCTCTCGCTTATCGTTGTCGCGACGATCCTGCCTCTTTGCTTCTCATCTTAACTGACTTCTTAGCCACTCGCGAGGTTTCTACCGCCGTTATGGCTGCTTACACTGCCGTTATTGCTCCTTTATTAACTTCTCTTCGTGGCCTTGTTGCTCAATCTATGTCTGCTTTTATTCCTTTTATCATACCTATTGTGACTATTGTTGTTTCTACTATTGGTGTTTTCATTACTACTCAACTTCCTGACCAGAAGACTCTCGACTACGTTCTCCAACGTGTTTCTGCTTTGGGCCGTTCCCTTCAGGGCGGCAAAACTATTTATGAATTCTTTTCTTCCCTCTTCACTAAAATATGTGACTTTTACCAAGAATATGTTTCTGGTATTCCTTCTGATCTTTCTAGTATTGCTCCTTTAGTTAGTGGTTTGGACGCTTGGTTGGTTCAAGTTCGTGATATTGTCGATATGGAAACTGTTGACCATATCCAAAATGACCCCGACCTTTGCAGACGGATCATGGATCTTTATCGCCGTGGTCTTGTTCATTCTATTGCTCTCACCAGAGTTAAAGCAAGTCCTACTGAAATGACTGCTTTTCGTGCTCACATGACTATTCTTCTTCCTCTCTTTAATAAAGCCTCCCAGGGCTCTCGTGCTACTAAACGACGTATGGAACCCGTTGTGATTTTTCTTCATGGAAAATCCGGTGTTGGTAAAACTGGTGTGATGACTTTGCTTTCTCAGGATCTAATTAATGATCGGTTTCCCGACATCTTTCAAAATGATCCCGAAGCAACTCGCACCCACACCTACTATCGTAACATAGAACAAGAATTTTGGGATGGTTATATTGGCCAACTTATTTGTAATTATGACGACTTTGGTCAAAAGACCGACTCTCTTTCTGACGCTAATCTTGAATTTATGGAACTTATCCGCTCTGCTAATGTTGCTGACTATCCTCTTTACATGGCTGAACTTATTGATAAAGGCCGAACTTTCTTTCTTTCTGAAATTGTAATTCTCTCTGCTAATCAAGACAAATATGATATTAAATCTCTTACTCACCCTGATGCTTTTGAACGACGTATTGACTTTAGAATTGAGGTCGACATTGCCGACGCATGGAAAACTCTTGCAGGTTATCTAGACGTCGCCAAGGTCAATCGCCTTCTTGGTCCTGGTCATCAGACTTCAGTCTACTTATTTAACATTTCTACACGTTCGACGGATCCTACTGGTCGTGTCATATGGAGTCCAAATGTTGATTCTCAAGGTCAGAAAATCTGGATTGATTATGAGGATTTACTCCAATTGATCATTCCTGCCTATAGACAAAAAAGAATCACATGCGAAGAGGCCTTCAAAGCTTCTTGCGACCGCGCACAATCACTAAAACCTTTCGTTCTTCGTGGTACTCAACCAACAATTCCTCCTCCACCCCCTCCACCTGCTCCTATTCTCTTACCGAACATTCCTTCTCCATTTCAACGTGGTGCTCCCACCATTATTGTTCCTACTAATCGACCTAATTATAAGACACAAGCCGACACTCCCTCCTCCCAAAAAGACGACTATTATATTCAATCTTATGTTAATCACTTTGCCGACCTCCTCTCCGCCTTATATGGTCGTGTAACTCTTGATGAGGAATCTATTTCTTCTGATGACTCTACTGAAACTCTCAAAAATGTATTCCGGACTCGGCAACCCAGTGCCGCCGAACTGGAACGTTCTCTCTTCACTCTCTTCCTTGATGAATGTGGACTTACTCTTGAACAACGCGAAATGCAAGAATTAATAACTGACTATCAGGCTGCTATCTACGAGGCTTATGATTATGCGGATGAAGATCGGGAAACCGCTATTCATCGTGCAAATGATGACCTTATCCTTGCTATAAATCTCTTACCTTTTGATGTCGTCGATACTATGGATTTGAATTGCAACGACTACAATCAACGCAAACAGTTTATCACTGAATGTGTTCCTGTAGTTATGGAATCCAAACATAGAGATCGACTTTCTAAATTCGCTCGTACTCTTCAAAAATCTCTCCGAAATCGTATCGCTAATCCTCTTCCTTCTAAATGGACTTTTCCCATGAAAATGCTTAAAACTGTTGGTATTCTCCTTGCCAGCGCTGCTTCTATTTCCATTCTCATGAATTTTCTCACTAATAAAACTGAATGTACTTTTAAACGCTTTGTTGAAAAGAACCCTACATTAACTGAAGAACATTGTAAAGTTGCTGCTAACCACCTTTGTAAATCTGAATGTAAAATTTGCGCTACTGTAACCATCAACAAACAACCTACTCTTGCTGGCCTCCATGCTATTGCTGCTAAATACACAAGTGAAGCTCTAATGCAATCTGGTGACTATAACACTCGTTATAGAGCTGGAAAAATTAAGAAACTTCACAAATCTTCCTCTTCTCACGACTCTCACTCTCACCCTCCAACTCGCTATGAATCTGAAGCTTTATTTCCCAATTTCTGTCTTCTTCAATCTGGTCTACTTGATTTTGAAAATCCTCTTGACGACAAAAATGTCTACAAGTGGCCAAATGTTATGTGTAAGTATAATTGTGATCTTTGTCCTCGTGTAATTGAAACTCTTGCTAATAAACGTCTTCTCTCCCACATCTATGGTGACTTTGAAGCCGACTGTCTGTATGTTGATGCTTTCAGGAAATGTATTAAAACTGCATTATCTGATATCACCATTTACAGAGCAGAAGGTCAAATCGATGTCAACTGTGATGAACTAATTGAAAACAAAATTTCTCGTAACCTCTATCGTGTTGAATGGGCGCCTGGCGGTGCCATTAATTGCCTAGCAATTAAAGGTCGCTGTGTTCTTATTCCTTTCCATGCTATTTCTCATCTTCAACAAGCTCAAACTTTCACTCTATCAAACATTTACACTGACAAAGCTTATACTTTCGATTTTCGTGACTGCACCTCTTCTCGTATTATTGACTTACAAGGTAAACCTAAGGACTCTACAATTCTTGCTCTTCCTAATCCATTTCCTAATCAAAAAGAACTCCTTTCTCACTTCTCCAATTATAAAGATCTAGATAAATATAACCGTATTAATGCTACTCTTCCATGTATTCGTAAAGTTTCTGGCCATCCAATGGTTTACGCTCACGTAATAAGAAACGCTTCACGTTTCTCTGTTTGTAATAATGACTACGATTACCTTGATCAACCCTGTTCTCTCACTCATGGCTATTCCTACACTGCTTCTACTATGGCAGGAGATTGTGGAACTCCACTAATCGCCTGCAATAAAAGTCTTCCTAAGAAAATTCTTGCTGTTCACGTTGCTGGTTCCCCAACTGGTGACGCTCTCGCTACTGTCATTACTCATAATGAACTTGTTTCCGCAATGTCTTTTATTCCTTATGCTGCCCAGTGTTCCTTTTCTCTTTCTGACGATATTGACCAGGATGTTGATGTTGTGACCCCCCCCGGTCATTTCATCCCTCTTGGAAAATTACCTAAACCTTGCTCTACATCCGGTAAAACTACTATTCGCCCTTCTCCTATTTGCGAAGCTGTAACCCCTGTAACTACTCTACCATCTGTCATTAAACCCATTAAGATAGATGGTGTTGTAGTTGATCCTCTTTCTAAAGGACTTGCTAAGAGTGGAGAAACTCCTATAACTCCATTCCCTTCAAACTATCTAGCTCTTGCTGTTGCTGACTATCAATCTGTTTTCCTAACTAACATTAATCCTGAATATCAACGTGTCTTTACTCTTTCCGAAGCCATAACTGGAATTGAGGGTGATGTAAATCTCCCCCCAGTTAATCGTAAATCATCTGCTGGTTACCCTTGGGCTAATCACACAGGTGGTAAACCTGGTAAAACGAAATGGCTTGGTGAAGACGAATACATCTTAGATAATCCTGAAGTTATTGCCGCCGTTGATAAACGCCTCAAAGCTGCTATTAATGGTGACCGTCTCATGACTCCTTGGATTGACTGCCTTAAAGATGAGCGTCGTGACATTGAAAAATGTAACGCTGCTAAAACTCGTTGTTTCACTTGTGGTCCTATGGATTACATTCTTCTCTTTCGACAATACTTTATGGGCGCAATTGCTCATATGTCCTCTAATAAGTTCAAAAATGAAAGTGCCATTGGTACTAACGTCTATTCTATGGACTGGACAAAAATTGCTGATCGACTTCGTGCGAAAGGCCCACATTGTGTTGCTATTGATTTTTCTAACTATGATGGTAATCTACATCCCGAAGTTCTCTTTGCTGTTCTGGACCTGTATAACTCCTTCTACGGTGACCCTACGGACCCTAAAATCGCTCGCGATAATAAAATCCGTACTGTCCTGTGGATGGAAGTTGTATATTCTGTTCATATATTTCGTGATGTACTCTACCAACTAACTCACTCTCAAACCTCTGGAAATCCTGCTACTGCTAATACTAATACTATCGCTCATGCCCTCTATCTCCGCATGGTTTACCTCATTCTTACCGAGGGAACTGATTTTCATGATATCTCCCTTTATCGACACTTCATCTCAGCCATTCTTTATGGTGACGATGGTGTTTATAATATTCATGAAAGTCTGATCCCTCTCTTCAATCAAACGACTCTGCCCCCTGCTTTTAAACTAGTAGGGATGTATGCCACTGACGAAACTAAGGGAAAAGTCGCTTGCGGCTCTACCCGACCTTTAACTGATGTTTCCTTCCTTAAAAGACATTTTCTCTGGGACGATCGAAATTCCGCCTACCTAGCTCCATTGGACCTTTCTGTTGTCCTCGAAATGGTAAACTGGGTACGTGGAGATGAAGACCAAATTGACGCCTGTATCGAAAATGTTGAAACTGCTTTTAAAGAACTTTCTCTCCATCCTGAACCTATCTTCTCTAAATATTCACGCCTCTTGTACAATGCTTGCCTTGACTACATGAAAACTGCTCCGACTCTTCTACCTAGACTTGCTTACACTGACAACCTCTACCACACCTAATCAGGGAATAGGACTTTATTGTGACGACACTAACGCGTAAAGTAGCAAATCCTCAATCCCTGTATCTTACTAAGTACTATCTGACCTAAGATGAAGGAGGGGTATTTACCCCTATTCATAAATGTTCGCCTTCTCAAATATAGGATATTTATGGTGTCCATCCTGTGCCTGACCTAAGTTACTCACCACTTTCGATGTAAAATTACCTGACTTGCAAACTCAAATCCAATACTACATAACCGACCAATTTCCTCCTACATGGGTGATATCGCCAACGTCGTCGTTGAAGAAGATCCCGCCCCCTCATCCTCTGTTGAACAAATCACTACCTTCGTCGACGATTCCGCCGGCCAAGTTGTCTCTCTACCATCCTATCAAGCTCCTTCTCTTGGTACTCTATCATCTGCTATGGAAGCGCGAAGACACGTTATCGAAGACGTGTTAACTCGTCCTGTTCGCGTTGCTTCCGGTACGTGGTCGAGTACTGATACTGTTGCCAGTATTCTTGTTGACCTTCAATTTCCTCAAACTCTATTCCAAAGTGTTAATCTTTTAAAGAAACTAGATAAATTTACTTATTTTCGAGGTGACGTTAATATTAGAGTAATGGCTAATACTTCTCCATTTCAAAGTGGACAATTATTGGCCTTCTTCCGACCATATAATGATGCTCGTGGTGTTCGTGATACACTTAACAACTCATTAACTGGTTTAACTGCTCTACCTAACGCTATTCTCAACGCTGCTCTCTGTAACACCGTAGAAATGACTATTCCTTTTGTCTCCCCTTATTCTCATTTAAATCTCCCTCAACAAATTGGTCAACTTGGTCAATTCCGGATCGTAATCCTTAACAAACTTGATTCGGCTGCCGCCACTAGTGCCGATTTCACTGTAACTGCTTGGTTTTCCAATGTTTCTCTTGAAGTTCCTACTGCTGCTCCTAATGCTTTTACCTTTGCTTCTAAACTTACAATGTCTAATCTAACTCAACCTGAAAAATTTAGAGTTGCCTATAATGAAATTAATACTTCTCTAGATTACCTAACCAATTCTGAACGGCTACGCTTGCTTGAAAAACTTTCTAAACCCGCTTATGTTGCTCAAGGTGAATCCCGTACTAAAACATCTTCGGGAATCATCTCCTCTACTCTTGATACTGTTTCTGCTATCTCTGCCACCGCCTCTTCCTTACCCTTGGTAGGTCGTTATTTTCAACCTATCGAGTGGATCTCTCGTGCTGCTTCTCAAGTTGCTGGCTATTTTGGCTTTAATAAACCTAACTCTCTTGACTCTGTTTCTCGCTTCATGCAATTTCCTGCCTCCGGTTATACAAATGCCGAGGGTTTGGATACTAGCGTCTCTCTTTCAACTATGCCTGATAATTCTCTCTCTTCTAAAGCTGATCTCTTCGGCTCTAATGTGGATGAAATGGATATCGAATTTATTTGTAACCATTCTCAATTCATAAACTCTACCGATTGGAAAACTACAACTGCTGCTGAAGATACTATTCTTGAATTTCCTATCTCTCCTGGATATTGTACTAACGCTGCCTCTCCTGTCACTTTAGACGATTTCTTTGCTCCTACTAACATGGCTTTTGTTGCGTCAATGTTCCGATATTGGCGTGGGGATATTAGAATAAAGGTACAGGCTGTCAAGACTGCTTATCATTCTGGTCGTTTGCGGCTCTCCTACATACCCGGTGGTGTGATAGGAGGCACTTATGTCCTTGATGATGCGTATTCTTGGTATCTTGATCTAAAGACTTCTAGCGAAGTCGAATTCGAAATTCCTTACAATAATCATGTTCCTTATAAAAATACTATTCTACATACTAATGCTGCTGTTGACCAGAAATACTCAACTGGAATCTTTAGAATCTCTGTCGTTAATACTCTTGTATCTCCTGACACAGTGACTAAAACTGTTCCTATAAATATCTGGCTTGCAGGATCTAATATGTCCTTTGCTATCCCTGACTTTTCTCGTTATATTCCAAGCAGATCTAAGCGTGACCTCGGTAACCTTAGAGAAGCTGAAGAATTTGACCCTGACTATGCTCCCTATGAAGATTTTTCTCCTCTTGACCGTCTAAATTCAATGTTATTATCTCCTCCTAAACCTCGCTATTCTGCCCAGGTTCTTGGCTCTTTCCAAGATACTGGGTTTAACGATTTTTCCGCCTCTCCTCAAATGTTCTCCATGAAATCCGCTCCAAATCTTGAGTATGAATCTCTCACTATTGGAGAACGTGTCCAAAACCTTCGCTCACTTACTCGCCGCTTTGCCGTGGAAAAGTCTATTGCTATAGCTGATCCCAACGGTAAACTCGGGCAACTGAGTTTCCTTGGTAGCGCTGAAGATTTCGGAACCGCCTTCGACCCCAACGCCGTTGGTGCCAAGTCCGAACTCTTCAGAGTTACTCCTCTCTCCTATATTTCCTGGCTCTACACCTTTTATAGGGGTGGTATTCGTGTTAAAGCGAATATCCTCACTAATCATAAGGGTAACTTACAAATTACTTCATTACCCGCCAAAGACTCTATCATTGCTAAATCTAAAATTATCGCTGATACTCTAACCCACTCTCTTCTCACCCCAGCCTCCTTTTCCTCAAGAGTCTGGTCTGTACTTAACAACTTTATCGAAGTTGCCTTCCCGTTCTACAGTACTACGGCTATCAAGCCTATTACTGCCTATGACGCCACTAACCCCTCTTTATCATTCTCTGATATCGCTTATAACTCCTACCTTCTCTCGTATACTAATCCTGAAATTACTCAACTTACGGGCACACTAGAAATTTATAAAGCAGGGGCTGATGATTTCAATTGTGGATGGATGCAAGGAGCTCCTACTCTTCTCTTAAGAGCTCCTTGAATCCACCACTACTCCGTTTACTCGCCTGTTGCCAACAAAGCAAATGGGTGTGTCCGAAACCAGTAATGGTCCCCCGCAATTGATCTCGCGGGTCCATCCATTCTCTTCAAGAATGGATGGTTCAGTTACTGTAAAACAATTGGTTTAAGAAATAAATTTTGATCTGTGCATTTAACGCCACACG